CCCTGCCGCTGGCGGCGGTGTGGTATCCGTCGGCGCTGTGCGCGGCGCTGGGGCTCGTGATCCTGCTGCTGGACTTCCGGCGCGTCCGGCAGCGGCATCCAGTGGGTAACTGCGCAGTCTACCGGATTGTTATATACATCATCGGGATTGAACTGCCGGTTCTCCCACCAACCCTCCGGAATGTAGTAATCATCCGCCTCCTCGTCGTACAGGCCATAGCAGTAGATGTCGCTCCAGTTCCACGCACTCTCCTGCGTCAGTAACTTCCCGTCCTCGTAGATAGCCGGTATCACGAAAATGTATCCGTTTCGATTGCAAACTGCCAAAACACCTGTCTCGGGTTCCGGCATCCGCTCCGTCACCGGAATCCACCGCTGCTTCTCCCGCAGCGCCGCGTTCTCGGCGGTCAGGCGCTCGATCACGTTAGCAGCCGCAAACTCGATGTATTCCCGCCGATCTTGGATTTCTCCGACCTTGCAGTTTTCGCACGCGTCGTCGTGTCCAAGCCCCTTCGCGCAGCACCGCAGCGCCTTCGCGATTTCCTGCCTTTTCATGCTGTGCCCTCCATCGTCTTCCCCCATGCGGCCAGTTGGGCGCGGAGGGCTGCGCAGAGCTTTCCGGCCTTATCCTCGTCCTTGATGTGGGAAATGGCCTGTGTCAGCTGGTTAAAGGCTGCCTGCCACTGGTAGAAATACAGCTGTGCAGCCGTTACGTCTTTGTCGGACATGGCGAGCTTTCTGCGCAGATCCTCGATCTCTCCGGTCAGGTGCTCCTTTTCCGCGTCCGAAGAGGCGGTTTCCGCCATTGCCTTTGCCGCCGCCAGCTGCTGCTTCAGACTCTCCGCCTCCTTGCGGACGCGCTCAATCTCCTGTTCGGTTTTTGTGGTCTGCTTCCGCCATTCGTCGGTCTTCTTGCGCAGCTCCGTTTCCGCCTGCGCCCGGACCTTAGCCTCTGCGTCCCGGATCGCCTGCTCGTCGCGCTGGACAGCAACCTCGACGGGCCTGTTCTTGAGCGCCTCAAGCTCGTCCGCCATGCGGCAGGCCTCGTCCTTCGCGGCGGTCAGCTCATCTTCCATGCCGCGCAGCTTCTCATAGGCCGCCTCGGCCTCTTTTTTCGCGTTCTCGGCGCGGAGGGAATCGCTGTTCGCCTGCCGCAGGGCGCTTTCGCGCTCCTGCCGGGCGGCGTCCCGCTCCTTGATCGCTTTTTCCAGTTCCCGGGCGGAAAGATTCTCCGCATCGACCGCTTCGGCAAATTCCTCGCGCTCGTCTTCCGGCACGGCCAGAAGCCGCAAAGCATTGGAAATACTGAGATTTTGCAACGTTGACGATTCTGGCACAGCCCCAAAAATGCCGATCTGCGCCGCGCCGTATTCATTGAATACCCGCATAAATCTGGTCGCGGTCGCCTGGGAAAACTCCGTGTTATTCTTCAGCCACGCGCCCCAGCCGCCATACGGGACCATGCTCTTTGCGGCCTCCAGCCGTCGGCCGATCTCGACGCCATAGTAAAGCGTCATGGCCTTTGCCTGCCGGGTCAGCTCGCGGATCTCCGCGCCCAGCTTTTCCGGGGATACCATCAGATTCTGTTCACTCATGCCGCTGTCTCCTTTTTCGTTTTTGCTCCGGCGCGTTTCATCCGCCGGATGTGTTCGAGCCATCTGTCCACAAATTCCTGCACTTCTTTCGTCGGCGCACAGTTCCGCAGGCCGTGGTTTTGAAGTTCTTTCACTGTTTTCAGTTCCACCTGCAGGGTAAACCACGGCTTGTCCGGTGCATCCGTGCGGCGGATGAAGAAAATGCAGCTGTCTCCGCGCGCCACAATCTCGCCGTAGGTTCCGACGCAGTGTTGAAGGGCACTTCCCTCACTGACCAGTTCTTCCTCGGTATGGACGGGCCGGATGCAGATCCCGCCGTCAGCCCAGGCCCACGCCTCCAGAGGCGCGACTGCCTTTTCAAATGCCGGGCGGCGCTTTTCGATCTTGGCCTGCTTCCTGCGCTTTTCTTCTTCGTTTCGAGCGATGCGCTCCGCCTCCACGAGCCGGTTGTGCTCGCGCTTGAGGTTTTTCGGGAGCTGGACGTGCTCGTCCCGCAGGTCAAGCCCGTCGCGCCGGGCCATGTTCCAGTAGTCCAGCAGCGTTGTGATGTCGGACTTTTGCCGTTCCAGATACCGCAGGCAGCGCATGACGGTCAGCCGGCCGCGCCAGAGCTGCATACTTTTGCCGCCTACGGGGTCCGGCAGCAGTGCCTTTTCGCTGCACAGCTTGTTCAGATCGTAGATCTGGAGCTTTTTCAGCAGCTTCCAGTCCTCCGGCAGCCGTACCGGCTCAAACGCCCGCACCATCTTGTATTTTGCAAGATCGTTCTGCGTCCATTTCTCCCGGATGCAGAACGCGAATTCCTGTTTGCTCAAGCCCAGCATCCGGGCCGGGCGCTTCTGCTTCCAGTCGATCCATTCCAGCTTCGCGCTGTGCCCGCCGCAGTAGTCCCAGCTCTGCGTATCCCGCGTGATCGCCTTTGCGACCATGCCCCCCGCAGCCCTGCACGATCAGATTCTCGATGTTCCGGTGCTTCTGCCAGAGGCGCAGATACGCGACTGGCCGCGCCTCGTCCCCGGCCGCTTTCAGGTACTGCGGCAGGGCGGCGTTCTCAATGGTCGTGCCGGAGAGATCTTCCGGCTTGCAGAACCAGTCTTCATCCGGTGTCTTGCCCCATCTGTCATCGCAGCGCTTCACCTGCCGCCAGCTGTCAAAATAACGGATCGTGTTCAGGCACTTCTGATAGCCTGTCAGCCGGACGGCCTTTTTCTGCTCAAATACATACGCCTCATACGGCCACATCCGGTAAACTTTCCGCGCGTCCTTTCCGATGTTCCGCTCCGCCCGCCAGCCCAGCAGGACGAATTTGCTCCCCAGTTGCCACGGTTCGCAGAAATAGACGTTATCGTCGATCCCAGCCCGTGAAAGCTGCCCGACGTGCTTTGCCCGGAGCTCCGCGCCGCACTGCGGGCACTGAAGCTTGTCTTCCGGGCCGATCTGCATGACGCCGTTTATAAATCCGAACGGCGCCCAGCCTTTGCCGCAGGCCGCGCCTCTGACCTTCTCGGCGATCCAGCTACCGCCGCAGGCCGTGCAGGCTACGGAGACTGCGTTTTCCCGTATGCCGGTCAGCGGATCGCGATAATATGTATCGCGGTAAATTGCGTACTCGGACTTGAATTTCGTTTTGATGCACCAGTCCAGCGCACCCTCGGACGGCTGCCTCGGCAGCCGCTCCTCATAATCGATCTGATCGCTCATCCGAAGAAGTCCTCCAGATTCACGATGTTTCCGGCCGGCGTAGGCGGCGCGGCGAACTCCGGCTTCGGCGCGGCCGTCTTCTCCGGCAGGCCGAAGTATTTGCGGATGATCTTCTCGGCCTCCTGGCCGGTGCAGCAGCTCCCGTTTTTGCACGCGAACGCTCTGATTTCGGCCTCGCAGGCCTTGAGGCTCATGCCGCCGTGCTTCAGATCGTCCAGCACCAGTTTGGCCGCCGCCTCATCCGGCGCGATCATCTCCAGCAGCTGCTCGCCGCACATCCACACCGGGCCGCGCGGCCCCTGCTGCTTGCGGATGATCTCCGTTACCTCTTGCAAATATGAATTTTTCATGCTATACTCTCCTTGTACTTGATTTTCACAGAGAAGCGCAGGCTTCTCCGCCCTCGACCGGTTCCAGCCGGACGAGGGCATTTTTTATCCGAACATTCTGTCCGGCTGGTATCCAAGCTTTGCCACGCTTGCCGACTGATGGTATTCCGGCCGCTTGAAGCTGTAGCCCCAGCGCTTGGCCGCCCAGAACAGGGCCGCCGTTTCATCCGCCGCGTGGACGGTCAGCTGCCGCCCTGCGTACTCCACCACGAAATAGTGCTTCCCGGCATAGCCCGGCTGCTCGACGATATCCGCGCGCTTCGCGGCCCGCTCGCCGGGGTAATTGATGCTATTTTGCCGCATAGCTTTTGCCCCTCCTGTCCTTATTTGCCGCCCGCTCGATCTGCCGGATGGCGGCTATGTCCGGCTCCAGACTGATCTTGTCCCGGTGGTTGACATCATAGATGTAATTCCGGATGCTCACATAGAGTGCCCAGTTGCAGCAGCGTTCGCTGCATCCCGGTTCCCGGCCGGGGCAGTCCTTCCCGCACGGTGACGGGATCTGCCGCATACGCGGCGCGTAGATCTGCGCCGTCATAGCGCTTCGTCCTGCACGCACTGGAGCCAGTACGCCAGCTTTTGCAGCCGCGTCTCCTGCGCCAGCAGCGCGTCCGTTGTTTCGTGGTCGACGCGCGGCATCTCGCACAGGAGCGCCCGATCATTCTTGAGATCATCCGCGTAGGCGTTCACCGCCTCGATCACATCCGCCAGCTGGTCAGGGCGGAAGTCAACCGTGATCTTTCGCTCCTTCACAGGCATATCCCTGTAAAAAACGTCATCAGCGACACGCCGCCGAGGACGGCGGCGATCTCTGTCGCGTGGGCGCAGCCCGCGATGATGCACAGCGCGAAGCCCACGCCCGACAGCCAGATGCACCCCAGCCGCGCCAGACGCCGCATGGCCTTGCGCCACTGGTAGATAGCCCGGATTCTCTCCCGGCGCTCCTCCAGGCTTTCCCCTTCAGGAACTTCCGGCGGCTCATAGCCGATCCGCCGCTCTGCAAGATTGGTTCTCATTCTGCCAACTCCTTTCTCCATACCGGGCTATCCTCCCGGTTCACGCAGTAGCGCATGGTTTCCTTGAATTCCTCGCCCATTCCCTGCTGGCAGAACGCGGCATAAAATATGTTAAGGATTCGCGCGGCAGCAGCGCTCAGTTCCAGCGCGCTGCCGGATAGCGCAGATACCGTTTTTTTGCCGTCCATGCCGATCTCGACGTGTACCTTCCCGTTATCCATTGGTTTCCTCCTTCGTGTCCAGCATTTCCGCCCGCTCGAAGATCGTATCTGCGAGGCGTCTCTCATCTTCAGCGTCCTGCCTGTAGGTTTCAATTAGGTTGCGCATTTCTGCATCGCCCCAGCCTCCGAACCGCGCTTCGAGCCTTTCCGCCCTCCGGTGATCTTCGTATGCCGTGCAGCGGAGTGCGCACTCGATCACCTCCAGCTCAGTCGCGCTTAAGATCAATCTGTACATGGTTTCTTTACCTCCTGCATCCGCCTGACGAGCCGCGACAGACGGGCGTTTTGTGTAACGAGCTTCTGCGCGTCCAGGTCCAGCCCCTTGCGCTTCAGCCCGTTTATGATCTGCGCTGTCTGGCACTCACACACCATCGCCGCCTCGATCAGATCATGCAGCTCCTGCCCGCTCAATGTGAGGGTGTAGGTCTTTTCCTTCCCCATGGGTCAGCCTCCCGCCTCCCGCACGTCGCACGTCAGGCGGAAAAGGCTCAAAAGCTCCTTGATCTTCATGTCCTCGCCTCCGAAACCGAAAGCACGCGATCTTTGATCGCAAGCTCGGACACAAGGCTGTTGTACGCAGTCCGCGCGGCGTTCTTCGTGGGGTAATACGCAATGACCGTGTAGCTCTTGACCAGCGCCCAGCGCTCTTCGCAGTCGTAGGTGTGGCCAAGCGTTACGTCTCCGAGCTCACAGACCTTGTTGCTCACCGCGTCGACAAGCACGGTTCTGCGCTCCACGCGGATATTATCCATTTCGGTGAAACCGCAGCAGCACATGTTTAACGGGTTATTGATGTAATTCATGGTAAGTCCTCCTTTTTATGTACGCGCCATCCGGCGCGTTTAGTTACTGGCGGCCGGCAGGCGGCCTTCGGCGGCGGCATTCTCAAGGATCCGCCATGCAACACGGCGGGCCGCCTGCCGGTTGGCTTCCTTCTGCTCTGGCGTCAGGCGGCGAAGATAGTTGTCCGCAATCAGGGCCGTGCAGTTTTTTAAGTGGTATTCCGCCACGATATGCGGTTCTTCCTCCGCAATGGGATCATAGTGCTTCGGCATGATTTCAGCCTCCTTCCAGCTTTAGCTTTTCCTGAATTGGAAATATTACGCAGAATCAAGGTTCCGATTCCAGCAAGCTCACGATGCAGACCATCTGCTCCGTCAGCTTTGCGAGATCCTCGTTTGTGGTTTCCTGCTTCCGGCTTCGCTCGGCCAGCAGTTCCAGCTGCTCTTCGAGCGTCTGCCGCAGATCGTCGTCGATTGCCATCAGACGGCCTCCTTCGGCTGCTTCTTCGGCGTGTCCAGCATGGCCGTCATGCCCTGCACGAAGATCAGCACCTTTTCGCGCGCCTCCGGCGTCAGCTTGTTCATTTCAGCAGAGATCTTCTCCGCCTGACGCTTCTGTTCTTCCGGCATTTTGCTCACCTCACTTGATTTTTCTTCCCTCCCGCTCACCGGCTGTGATATAATGCCGGAGAAAGGAGGTGCATAAAATGTCAAATCATTCCTTCAATGATTTCGTCGGTTCAATTTCTTTGGACACGATCTATCAAATTTCCGACGATGCAGCCGCTAAAATGCAGGAAATAGCGGCGCATATGGACGCGCAAAGCCCAGCTGTCCTCGGAACGCAGGTCGCCGCAGTGGCCTATACTATCTCGATTGAACTTCTCGGTTTGTATCACAAATGGCGCGAAGACAATCATCTCGACTGATCTTCATACCGGGTTCCTTGATGTTCACGGATAGTTTCTCAGCCAAGTCGGCCAATTCGCCCGCCAGCGTTTTGACCGACTTCATTTTTTCTTCCAGCTGTTCCGCAAGCGCCAGCGCCTCCGGAAGCCCGCTCACCTCGACACTTACCGAGACCGCTTTTTCTTTCAGCATATACCCCCACCCCCTTTCAATCCCCATTCGATTTGTCAATTGGACAAATCGACATTTTTAATCCTAGGTAAGAAATGGTTGGCTAAACTTTTTATTAGCTTGGCTACATATTAGCATAGCGTAGCTACATTGTCAAGTGTCTATTTATTAGCTGGGCTATTGACTTTTCCGTTTTTCTGTGCTAACCTCTTTTCAGACAGGAGGTGATCCCAATGAACACAATTAACGACAGAATCGCTCTTCTTATAAAAGATCTTGGTATAACTCGTTCCTCTTTTGCTGATCGCATCCGCGTTTCGCGGCCTTTCGTTTCTGAACTCTGCTCCGGGGTGAAGCAACCCAGCGACCGCACCATTGCGGACATTGCCAGAGAATTCGGCGTCTCCCTTGCATGGCTCGAAGACGGCGAGGGCGAAATGTACGTGAAGCGCAGCGCAAACGAAGAACTTGCCTTGCTGGTATCGAACATCATGTCTGACGCGGACGATTCCTTCCGCAAGCGGTTCATAACGCTGCTCATGGCCCTTCCGCCGGAGGACTGGGGCAAGATTGAGCGCTTTATCGACGAGCTGCAAAAGAGCGATTCAGCAAAAAGCACCGAGGACGGATAACCGCCTCGGTGCTTTTTGTCGGTTTTTGGTGCTGAAAAACGTGTTCTTTTGTTCGCGCAAACGCTGTCGGAGTAGCGCATCCGCTCCGGAAGTGTTGTAAATTCTGTAGATTTCTCAAATTTTTGTGCATTTTTTCGTGCAACATTCCGGGTTTACATTTTGTCCGCTGCGGCATATACTATAGACACAGCGAAAGCTGCGAATCAAGCCTTTGGAATTGACCCCCCACGATCAGGGGAGCGCCAGATCCAAGGGCTTTTGATCGTTAATGGAGGGACATCATGTCTAAAACTGCGATTCTCGTTGACGGCGGATTCTTCCGCAAGCGCTCTAAATTCCTTTGGGGCGAGCACTCGCCTGAAGTCACTGCTGACGCTTTGGCTACATACTGCAAGCGGCATCTTCGTGAGCACAATATCCGTCACGACCTATACCGCATCTTTTACTATGACTGCCCTCCGGTAAACAAGCAGGTTTATCATCCGCTTTACAAGCATACCATAAATCTCGCTGCAACCCCGGAATATGCCTGGATGTGCGAATTCCTTGCCCGTCTGAAAACAAAGCGGAAATTTGCGCTTCGCCTCGGCAAACTGGACGACAGCAACACCGTATATTCACTCCGCTATGATACCGTCAAAAAACTTTGCACCGGTACTATTTCGCCCAACGAATTCACGCCGCAGGACTTCGAGCTTTCCATCCGTCAAAAAGGCGTGGATATGAAAATCGGCATCGATATGGCATCCCTTTCCTTTAAACATCAGGTTGACCAGATCGTCCTGATCGCCGGTGACAGTGATTTTGTCCCGGCCTCCAAGCTCGCCCGGCGTGAAGGTGTTGATGTCGTTCTCGACCCGCTCGAACAGTCTGTAAAAGACGATCTGTTTGAGCACATCGACGGCCTGCGCTCCTGTGGAAATCCTTTCCTGTCCAAGTGACCCAACAAATAAACACCGCCCCGGCCTGATAAGCCGGAGCGGTATATGTATAACCTTTTTATGCAAGGGTGAGAATCTTAGTATGAAATTTACATCAACATGGCGGATCTCGGATCCGCTCGCGCAGTATATCGTCTATCTGCGCAAATCCCGCAAGGATATGGAGGCAGAAGCACTTGGGCAGACCGACACGCTCAAGCGCCACCGGGCCACGCTCTTGTCTCTGGCCGAAAACAACGGCCTGAACGTCGTGGAGATCTGCGAGGAAGTCGTGACGGGTGATTCTATCGCCGTCCGGCCGGAGGTGCAGAAGGTTTTGCAGCTCGTCGAAACCGGCAGCTATGCGGGTGTCCTCGTTATGGAGGTCGAGCGTCTGGCGCGCGGCGACACCATCGACCAGGGCATTATTGCGCAGACTTTCAAGTATTCCAATACAAAGATCGTTACCCCGAACAAAGTCTATGACCCAAACAACGAAATGGACGAGGAATACTTCGAGTTCGGTTTGTTCATGTCCCGGCGGGAATACAATACCATCAAGCGCCGCCTGTCGCGCGGGAAAGAGGCTTCTTTGCGCGAGGGTAAATGGATCTCCGGGAAAACACCATTTGGCTGGCTTCGGGAGAAGCTGCCAAACGACAAGGGCTATAAACTCATCCCGCACCCGGAACAGGCCCCGATCCTCCGGCAGATTTATGATTGGTATACCGGCGAGGGCTGCGCGCGCATCGGTTCTTACGCCATTGCTTCGCGGCTGAATGCTCTCGGCGTCAAGACGAATTCCGGCAACTCATGGACAACCTCCGCTATTCTGGAATTGCTTCGTAACCCGGCAAATGCCGGATGGATCAAATCCGGCGGCAGGCCGGAGACGAAGCGTATCGTTGACGGCTCTGTTGTCGTCAGCCGCCCGCGCACCCGGCAGGAGGATTTGAAACTCTATAAAGGCTTGCACGATGCGCTGATCTCACAGGCGCAGTACGATAAGGCCGTTTCGCTGAGTTATTCAGTTGTTGCTCCGCGCGGCAAGGGCGCATGGAAGACCGTTACCAGCCTTGCCGGGCTTGTTCGCTGCGACCAGTGCGGGCGCGTCATGGTTCGCAGAGCGTCTTCCGGCGATCGGCGTCCGTCATTCATGTGTCCAACGCAGGGCTGCCCCACTGTCAGTTCATGGTATAGCGAGGTTGAAGAGGCTTTGCTTGACGCTCTGCGTGATTGGCTGCGTGAGCTTGAGGTCGGCGAGGCTGACACCAACGACGACCATTCACTGCTAGACGCGCTATCCGCTTCTATCAACGCTGACCAGAAGCAGCTTGCTAAGCTGGAGGCGCAGGAAGCCCGCGCATACGAGCTCGTCGAGACCGGCGTTTACACCCCAGAAGTCTTTCTTCAGCGATCTCAGGCGCTGGCCGCAGATAAACATGTGATTGTTTCCCGCATCGAAGAGAACCAGCGCGCGCAGGACGAAATCACGCGTGCCAAGCAAGCACGCGCCCGTCTCGCCCCCGCTGTTCGCCATGTGCTCGAAGCGTACCCCCTTGCAGCGACTCCGCAGGATAAAAACGATCTGCTCAAAACTGTCCTGCAGAAAGTCCTTTACCATAAGCGCTCAAAATCCTATTCCAAAGCAGGCAGCGATATGTGCCTAACCCTTTACCCCCTCACTGATTGATTCGCCGCCTTCCCTTTTCAGGTCTACAATTACGTGGGCCGCATGAATGTGGCCCACGTAATTGTAGATACCAACAAGCGCCGAAGCGAACAACTCGCTTCGGCGCTTATTTTAAGATTCCCAGAATAATTTGCAGGATCACGCAGAGCTGTTCCAGTGTTGCTTCGTTTAGTAATAAGTCGATTCTTTTCCGTGTCTTTTCCATACGCGCCTCGATTCCTCACAAAATATCTTGCTGTTTTTCGTTGATTATTCCAATTGTTATTTCCTGTAGGTTGTACTATGATATGTAATAGATTCCATTGATCGCCGTTTCCTAGTATCTTACGGGCGTTTTTTCTTTCTTTTAATTTTCTTTTCCTGCTCGATCTCCAAGATATACTGTTGGAATCCCTCTTCCCCAAGCATTTCTTTTATTTCTTTTTCCGCCGCTTTCTCCTTTGCGCACAGTATCAGAAGCAATAAGAGATCTGCGGCAAGTGCAGCAAGCAACGCAATTTCAGCAATTTTTAACCACATAGATATTCCATCCTTTCTTAATTCAGCACACGCGGCCCCCGGCGTTCGTCCCGTTCCTCGCCTACGTCGGCGACGCAGGCGAAGAGTAGCGGCACGCCCTTGATGTAATCCACGCTGACGCTGTGCACGTCCGTCAGCTTCGCGCCGTCGACCGTCACGTCTACCCGCCCATTGTTTACCCGGATGTTGATGCACTCCATGTTTTTCCTCCTTGTCAACAATTATAGAACGATTGTTCTAAAAATCAACTTGGCATTATAAACAAACTGTTTGTGTTATTTTCGTCGCTCAGAAGGCCGTTGGTGTACCGTTTATGGGACTGATATTCTGATATAATATTTCGTTTGATCGGCCCCATCGTATCTTACACATACGATGGGGCCTTGCAGCAGATACCGCGTTAGCCATCTATCTGCTACGTCTCCAGCGTAGCAGAACAGGGCGTTAAATGTCCATACGCAAAATAGAAAAGTGTATGTCCATTTTGGAAATTTTCGCTAAAACTGTTCTTCATTTTTGAGAATTCCCACGAAAATATATTTTCATTTTTGAAAAAAACGTGGAAAACGGGATCTATTTTAAAAAAACTTTTCTGCTGACGAAAAAAATGATTGTTGGAGGCGCATTATTTTGACAATTGAAGATTCCGCTTTGTTTTCCGAGGCTTTCCGCGAACGAATACGGGAAGAAAAGAAAAAGTCCGGGTTGACCATCGATCAGGTCGTCGAAAATGCTGGCGTTTCAAAAACGGCTGTGATAAAGCTGCTTTCAAGCGGCAAAGTCGAATTGAAACTGAACGATTGCATTGCTCTCTGCCGTTTCTTTGGCCTTTCCATAGATGAGATGTACGGTCTGCGTGCACCCGCCCCCGCGGCGGAGATCCCGCGGAAACTTTTAGACCGTAATCGCGATTTGGAGATCGAGAACGCGAGGCTGCGTGCCTCAAACGAAGCTCTGCGGGCACAGATATGCTCTGTTCACTCAATCGCCTACATTCTTCTGTTTATCTCGGCCCTGCTGGCTATGTCTCTGATCGCTTACCTTGTCATCGACGCACAGATCAAAAACGCCGGACTCATTCAGGGCGGCTCGCTGTCCGCGCTCGCGTGGGCCTTTATCGCCCTGATTGCAGCGGCAGTGATCTTTGGCGGCATCGCGATCGTCCGCATTATCCGGCGCGAAAACAAGGATTCTATTTCGTGCAACAACCCTTGAATTGCAAACGAGGAGGCCGCGGCCTCCTCGTTTTTGTTTTGTTTGCCCTCGGCGGATTAGCGGCTCTCTCCCCTTTTTATTTTTTGCATAACAGAATTGTACACTCTCGCGTTGACGACCGCAAGCGTGTCCATCAGCTCGTCCATGATCGGCCAAACGGTGGACGGTTTCTTTCCCTCTATGGCTCGTAAAAAGTCGCTGTCGCCATAGCTGCCTACTGTCTGCGGGGCCGATGCCTGCGGGGCTTCCGTCTGCACTATGGGGGCAGAGTCGCCGGAATAGGCGTGCAAGCGTGTGCCCCGGCTCCCCTGCTCATCCTTCTGCATCTGCTGGCGGATCACGTACAGATCCGCCAGCATGGCGTAATTGTGATAGCTGGATTCCTCATATTCCAGCCGCGCTATCTCCTTGCGGATCTCGGCTTTATCCAGCATATCGCGCCTCCTTATGCCCGCTCGATCTGCTCCATGCAGCGGCGGATCGCGTCACGGGTTTTATCGTCGTCCGCGTCGCGCATCATATCGTCCAGCTGCGCGCGCATATGCTCGCGGGCATCAGCGCGGGTATAGCGGCCCATTGCGTCACGGCGGCGGCCACGGTAAGAGCTGCCCCGGCCGTAAGTACCGCGCATATCCGCCTCCCACTCGCCATCGCGGGAATAGCCGCCGTCTTCAGCCATCTCGATCTTGTAGGTATTCTTGATGGAGCTGGTAAGCTTCTGGATCGCGTCCAGATCGCCCGCAGACATTTCGCGCTTGTCGGCGATTTCATCAAGCTCTTTGCAGAGCATTTCGCGGAGATTTCTCAGATCGTACATATTGCATCCTCCTTTCACGATACGCGCTCGACGATCATATTGCTATTTGCGAAACTGATCGCCTGCGCGCTGGTGTTCTTCGCCGCTACAGTCAGGCAGCAGCCGCGCGGGACTTCCACGAATGCGGAAACGAAGATGTTGAAATAGTTCTCAACAGCCGCAGGGGTTACGGTCGCTGTGGCGCTGCTCAGAGGTTCGCCGTTGATTGCGAGCGCAGCGGTAATGGCGCCTACTGTTCCGCCTGTAGGGACGGCGATATTCGCACCAAAGGATACGCGGAACTTCGCCTTGCATTGCTGCGTAAGCCCGCGCAGCGTAACGATCCCGCTTCCTTCGCGATGTACGATGCACGGCTTTCCGCAAGCCGCCGTGGAGATCAGAGGGACGTTCTGCCCAGCGGCAACAGTTTGAATCCCGGATGATGTAAATTCAGCCATAAAATTATTCCTTTCATAAAAATATAGCGGCGGGACGATTGCCCCGCCGCGTTGCTGTCGAGTATCGGCAATGGGGCCGACCATTTTCGTGAGGCCACGAAAAAGCTCTACGATGTGGATTTGTTACGCGCAATTGCCGCAGCCGTAGTTGTACCCGCTGTTGTAGCCGTTGCAGCCTGCGTACTGGTACGGGGCCGGAACCGCAAAGGACGGAACCGGGCGCGGGTTGTAATACGCCAGCTGTGCGCTCACGTAATTGCGCAGGTCAAGCGTCTGCGCGTTCTGGCTTGCCGCGAGATCCGAGATAAAGATGCGCTGGTTCTGCTCCGCGATCTTGGCGTCCTTCGCGGCCAGCTCCTGCGCCGTCAGACGCTGGTCGATGCTGCGGAAGCCGCAGTTCATTGCGTCGATGATGTCGCGGGTGGTGTTCTGCACGGTGTTGCGGGTGTCGCACGCCTGCGTCGCCATGTCATAGCGCACCTGGGCGATTGCAGCGCGGTTTTCGCAGCAGCACTCCTGTGCCTGCATCGCCATGTTGTTCAGCTGCTGCATAAGCGCAGCCTGCTGATTGCAGCGGGAAAGTTCAGCGTTCGAGAAGCCGGAAGTCACAGCCTGTGTCACACCTGCAAAGCCGTTGAGCATGCCCGTATTCATGGCGTAGAAGCCATCACAGATACCGTTGTTTACGTTGTCAAGCTTGCGCTCGATGTTGGAGAAGTCAGAGGCCAGCACATAGCCGTCTACAACGCCGCCGGAATTCCTGCCGTTGTTTCCGAATCCGTTTCCATTGCCGCCCCAGCCGCAGAAAATGGCAAGGAACAGGATGATGATCCACCAGCCATTGTCACCGCCGAAGCCGCCCCAGCCGCCGCCTGTCATGCCGGTAGGCGCGACGGGCATTGTCATGGTCGGGGAGCCGTCATTCAAACTCATATTTTTCATTCCTTTCGTAGATTCAAAAGATTTATCTCAATCGTGGCCACGATTTTGATCGTTCAACTGTTCGGAATTCCCGAACTATTGCAGCAGTTGCCGGAATTGCCCCGCCACCTGCTGCAGCTGATTCAACTGCTGCTGCGAGATTTTCCCGCTTTGCACCAGCTTTTCGACCTCCGCTTTCGGGTCGCCCTGAAATGTCTGTTGGAACTGCCGGAATTGCTGCACCATATTTTGAAACTGCCCCATCTGCCCGGGCATCTGTCCGCCGCCGAGGGCCTGAAACAGGGGGTTAGCCATCGCTTTCAGCCTCCTTTGTCTTTCTCGCCGGTCTGGCGCTGGGGGCCGTCAGCTTGGCTACCAGCTCGTCAAACTCCTTGCGCGTCACGTATTCCTCACTCATGTCCCTTCGCGGCGCTGCGGGCGTTATAACGGCCTGTGCGCGCTCTACGAGATCGTAGGTTGTCATGGCCGGTTTCCCGCTCGCGTCGGCCTTTTTCACGTACACGACAGGCGCATTCATATCCCACAATGTAACGGCGTTGTTAGGCGCGACAATGAAGTCGTTCGCCGCCTGCTCGTTCGGAACCCAGATGATCGACTGGTTCTGCGGCTGCTGTGGCTGCGGCTGATAAGCTGGCATCTGCGGCGCAGGCTGATACTGCGGACGCATCTGCATTTGTGGCTCCTGCATCGGCGGCATGGGCGGCTGATTGTAAATCGGCTGCTGGTACACATACGGCTGCTGTCCAAACATTAAGCTTCCTCCTTTGCCCAGTAGAACAGCGGGATCTCATTGCCGCTGTCCCATGTATCGAAATAGCTTCCGTTCTCCGCGCAGACCACATGGCTTGATAGAGCCAGTACATACACGCCGCGCGGATGATCTGCGCAGAAATCCGCGACGGTATAGCAGTCCGGGCACGTGTTCGGGATTACGTTCCGGGTAAAGCCCTGCTGCCGGAGGTAAGCGCTCCATACGCTGTTTGCGCTCGGCAGATCTCCCATGATGAGTCCTTGCAGGCACAATCCGATATACACCTCGTCCCAGCTCTTCCCGGTTGCCTTTGCGATGGCCCGGACGGTGCAGTCCCCGACTTTCAGCCCGGCGGGGTTTGGATTAAAATAGGAAAAGCCCATACCGAACACTCCTTTGATGTGTTCAGTATGGGCCTTTTTGCGGCTTCTTGTGCCTCAGTTGTGTATCAATTTGGTTCAAAATTGCCTGCGGATTACTTCACGGGCTTGTTTTGCTGCATATATCCGTCGATCCACCCACGGATCAAGGCGCTGGGCGTTGTGCCGTTTGCTTTTGCGGCAGACTTAAAATCGTCAGCAAGGTCGCGCCGCATCTTGCAGCTTACCAGCGTCATGTTTGTGGCGTCCCACTTGTCACGGGCGCGCTTTTGTGCCTCACTCGGCATGATTCACGCCCCCCGTTCTCATCGCCACATGGCGTCGCATTCTGCAAGCATACGTCCGCTTGCGCTGCGGATGCTCACCGTTCCCTTAATTGCGTCGCCGTCCAAGCGCTCCGCAGTTTCGATGTAAACTTTCGTGATAGTTTCATCTTGCGTGAACAGGAAGCCGTCACCGGCCTCGGTTTCAGCTACACGAATAAAATCCGGCAGTTCAATTTCTGCGTGAAGCCACGATCCGGGATAATTTTCCTTCTGGGTGGCTTTGATGAAAATCTTATCCGGGATATTCCTAAAATCAGAACGGATGCGGTAAAGATGTGCAGTCATTTTTTATTCCTCCTCTAAATCTGCTTGCAGCTTGTCGAACCATGCTTCTGTTTCCGCCTGGCAGTGGGCTGCGTACTCTTCGTATGTTTCGAAATCCCCGATAATGTATCGGATATTGGTAAGTCTATAGATTTCGAATGTGTGGATATCCGCGAAGCGTTCCGCAATCTTATGCCCTTGCAGGTTCTTGCCGTAAGGTTCGTCTCCTACTGGAGCCATAACCTTCGCCAGAATTTCCGTTTGTTCCTCATACCATGCGTTGCGTTCCTCCTGCGTCTCAAACCGCATCGGTTCCTGCGCGCGACCGGCGGCGCTTCCGGCCTTCATGATTCTGGTGATTTCCTCTACGTTTTCCATTGTTGTTTCCTCCTTCTCAGCCCAACGCGTCAATGAGCTTCGACGCGTTGGGCTCCGTTACGATCAGCTCAAGCTTTTTTACAACATCGACGATTGTAATCTTGGAAGTGCGGGCTACGATTGCCGGGCGGTTTTTCGTGAACCATGCTTCGACGGACAGGCCTTCCGATTCCGCTCGCTTCTCTGCTGCGGCGTGCCATTCTTCACTCATGTTTTCGAGCCGGACTTTATCTTCCACCGCGAAGAATCTGGCGAGCTTTACGTGGCAGCCCGCAAGATCACGAGAGATGAATTCGTCGCGCAGGGCCTCTGCATAGGAAATCTGCTTTTCGGAAACGCCGGTGATCTTGGGAAGCGGATGCTCGGTGCCGAACTCGGCGGCAATGTATGCGTCTAGTTTAGCCTTTGCTTCTGCTTTTTTCGCTGCGGCGTAGCAGGACGGGCAGATAGTAACGTGTTCCGCCGCCCACTCTTCGTAGGAAGCAGCGGCGCTGCTATTGGCGCAAGTGCGGACGTGCTCGAACGTGCCCCCACAGATTTCGCATTTGCAAGTAATCTTCGCCTTTGCCATCGCTGTACCCTCCGTAGTTGGTTTTGTTTTGTTTCATCTTATGCACCTATTATATACCGTAATACCGTATATGTCAATAGTTTTTTTCAAAAAAATAAGCGCCGATTTCTCGGCGCTTATCTCAGTTATACAGTTTGCTGGATGTCCGCTGCATCTCCCGCATGATCTCCGGCAGGCGGCGCTGGACCGTGGCGCGGCCCAGGAACAGCTCCGTCGCAACGTCTACCTGGGGAAGCTTATCCACAAAATAGAGCTGCGCGATCTTCTCATTTTCTCGGCCAAGATTGGCCTGATAGATTACGGCCTCCATATCCTTTCTGGTCAGCCTGCCCAGCTCTGGCGGCAGCTTGGCCCGCGCCTGCGGCGACATACGCCCCGCCTCCTTACTTTTCCTTGTGATTCAGCACAGCGATATTGCCCTTGTTGCCGACTTCGAGATCCAGCGCAGCGGCCAGATCGCGCACCTTGACGTAGTTCGTGCCGTTCTTCAGGATGCGCTCAACGGTGACTTCCTTTCCGTCGACGATGATTTTGCTCTTTTCTATCATTTCGGTTTCCTCCTCTGCATTTTTTCCATCTTCGAGGGCCATCACGGTATGGCCCGAGCTTACCAGTACGTCGCCGCGCAGGAGATTGGCGTCTGTCGTTAGGTACTTGCTGCCGGTCAGCAGCTCAAAGTCTCCCGTTGCGGGCCAATCGTGCAGCATACAGTAGGTGGTGCAGCTGTTGCCCTGCCGACGGTAGAGCGCTTCGACCGACGCGCAGCCTGCAGCCACGGCGCAGAGCATCATGAGCGCGGAGCAGTCCGTCTCCACGGGCTTTGTGATCTTGCTCACGTCCCACCCGACGGCTCTGGCTGCCTCATACGCCGTGTTCCTGTTGTCCATGTCGTAGCCGGTGTTCCGGTTCTTAATGGCCGCCTCGCACGTCTGTGCGGCCCGCTCGGCCTTTTTGCGGCTCTTGTAGCGCAGTACGCCGAGCCAGCGGCCATTGTACCAGTTGGAGATATTCAGCTCCCGCCCGGTCTGGTTTCCGGGCTGCTGCCCGTGGCCGCCTGTCTCTCCAAGACTGGCCTGTCCGATCTTGATACTCATGCCCGCTCACTCCCGTACAACTCGTGATGCAGCTGCAGCACGGCGGCCTCGATCAGCTGATCGATTGTAGATACGTCGAACCGGATTCCGTGTTCGGCCAGAAAATTGATCACATAGGCTTTCTTTTCCTCGCCGTCCGTTGCCGCGTAGAGCTGCTCCGCCGCCTTGACGCCGATCTCGACGTATGTTTTGATGGTTTGCAGTTTGTTGGCGTCGATCTTGGTTTTGAGCCACGGGATCAGAAACGCCGAAACGAGCGCGCTGATGAGCGCGATCACTGCCGAGATGATCTGTGTGTAGTCCATATGTATGCTCCTTTCAATCTTTCAGCACGATCTCTGCGATGCGTGCTGCCGCTTCCGGGCCGTATTTTTCAGCCCATTTATCCATGTACTTCTGCGCGTACTTCGCGCGGTTCTCGTTCTTGGCCTTCCAGAGATAAAACCCGCTGGAAGCCGTCGTTTCAGCCAGCACCGCAAGCGTGATCTCCGTCAGGTCTGCGCCTGCCGCGCAGGCGATGATGAGTGCGAGGCTGACAAGCGCGCTGCAAATCAGCCATTTCTTGCTAAACTCCATTGCTATGTCCGCATTGCGCCTCCAGCTGGTGCAGGAATTTTTTCACGTCGCCGTTCCCGCCCAGCTTGACGTATTTCTGCCCGGCGATCAGGCGCTCTGCCATTGGCATTTCTTCCGACATGATGGTCAGCCGGAGGATTGCCAGATACTGCTCGTCCTGATGCTCCTGCATTTTCCCGAGCTTTTTGTCGATCTCTGCAAGGTGCGCCTCCTGCGTTGTGGCCTTGCCGCGCTTTTTCTGAACCGCGCTGACGATGGCATTGACTACCGCCGTCAGCGCGGATGAGCCAAGAGCGGCGCAGGCGAGGGTGACGATGATGGTTTTGGTGTCCATTTTTCTGTACCTTTCTCTTTTATTTGCCGGGCTAATCGTCCGCCATTTTGATGTAGGTGGTGGTATCGCTGGAATAGCTGATCGTCGGCAGCGTCGTGCCGCCGAGGGCTGCGTAGAGGGCCGGGTAGGCTATCTGGTCGAAGGTCGAGCCGTCGCAGGCGTGCCACGGGGCGGATAGGACGCGGACGGTCGTGAGGATATCGCCGACGTGATAATTCGGCTCCGACAGCTTCCCGAATGCCTCATTTACCATCGGGTTCGCCGGTGCGTCGCCCGCTCGCCAGATCTTTGCGGCGCTCTGTGCCGTCAGCAGGTTTCCTGCTGTGAGCGGCGTTCCGGCCTCAAGTGGCTCGTCCTCCGGGCGAAGCCATTCATACCGCAGAAGGCTTCCCGCCGCGTCATACACCCCGTACCGGACGGCCCCGTTTGCGAGATCGTTTGTGCCGATTCTATCCCGCATGGCTATTCCTCCAGCGCCTTGATGTAAGCATTGCTTCTTGTGTCCGTCCCGATGGTAGGGATTTCTTTTCCCGCCGCGCTATAATCGCAGTACGCCAGCCCATTCGATGATATGTATGCCGCCTCCCCGTCCGGCGATAGTGCAATACTGTCGACGCTGCTCCCCAGTACGTCTCCATATACCGGGCCGGATGCTGGAGCGCTGATTGCAATGATCTTTTCCGCTCGATCAGCACTTTCAGATTCGCTTGCGGTTTCCGAAAGCACCAAAAGCCCGTTTTCGTATTTGCCGTTCGTATAGTTGTCGAGCAAGTAGCTATCGGTTTTGTAGGAAACCACCTTCCCGTTTTCCCACGTTGCACCGTAGTCCGCAGAATACCTGTATACCATATATCCGCTATACATCGTGGTTCCCGTGCCAGAGAAAGCAGCGTTCACCAGTGCAAAAAAAGCAATTATATTTGCGCCACAGTGGTAAGCCGACATTAGGGCGTGATAGGGGTACGTCGACGGCTGGTTGAAGGACGGAGTTAATTCTTCGATGTTTACGCTGCTGACTGCCTCCCACGTCGGATTGATCAGGGTTTTTGCCTTTGAAGTCTTCAGTGTGCCGCTGGTGCTACAGTTCAGTTTGTAAAAGCAGTCCTTTTCTTCGGCGTAAAATACAATTCCGCTGATAAAGCCTGAGATTCCTACTATTTCCTTCGTTGTTTGGTTTACGTAGCTGGCATTTACTTCTCTTCCCGTGTAATTGTTATAGGCTCCGTATTTGCTTCTTACTTTGTAGATATACAGAACGTTTGGTGTAATAAACATCTTCAGTCCAGCGCTTCCAGGCAGGATGCCGCTTGCATATAGCGCAAACGGCGTATCGAGGCTACGTGTTGTGTACACTCCGTTTAACTCTGTGGAGTCTCCGGAAAAAACAGCGTAATAAGTGCCGTTTGCATACTGCACATCCGATACCAGCGAGAGTCCGGTCGGCATATCCGCCTGCTGCGTCCACGTCCCCAAATCGGGCGACGTCCAGAACTTTCTGTCGTACAGGCCGACCCATTCCCCATTCAGATACCACATAGCTACAGGCTGAATATTCGATGTCTTCAACGCCCACGGAAGCGGCGCGGCAGAGCTTCTGAGCACAGAAAACAGTTTTGGATACTGCTCCTGTGATACAGTGCGCCCGTCGCACGGGAGCCATGCAGCGGAGAGGTCTGTGCGGGCGGTGATAGCGATGTCGCCGACTTTGGCCGTACCCTCCGAAAGCTTGCCAAGCGCGTCGTTCACGGTCGGGTCGTCCGGCTTCTTCGAGCCGGGCCAGATCTTCGCGGCAGTGGTATCGGACAGGAGATTCGCCTTGTTGAGGGGCGTTCCCTCGACGGTAGGCGCATCCTCGCGCTTGAGGTATTCGTAGTGATTGAGCGTGCCGTCGGCGTTATAGACGCCATACCGGATCGCGCCGTTGGCTAAAACCTGTGTTGGCTGCCTATCTTTCATGTGAGTAATCCTCCTGCGGCGCACTCCGCCGCGCCGGTGTGGCGAAAAGATTTTGCAACGTTGACGATTAAGTCTTCGCAGAGTTTCAGGATGCGCTCGATGTTGTTTGCATCGGTGTAGGTTAGGCGGCCCAGCTGCGGCGCGTCCGGCGTTTCGGCAGGATACGCAAGCGCGTCCCGGATGGATTGCACCTGCTTGCGGTATGCCTCGGCCTGTGATGCCGTTATAATGTCCGTTACGGCCCAATCGGTTTTAGCCGTCCACGCGATGCTCTTGCCGCAGATCGAGCTGAGGCGCGCCGCCAGATAGTTCAGGGCGGTTCCCACGCGATTGAGATCAGCGGCGTTGTACGCGCCCTTCATCCCGGTCAGCCATTCCGCCTGCTCGTCTGCCGTCATGGCTGCAAAGCCTTTCGTGGCAAGCGCCTTGACGCGCTCCACGTCCGCCTGCGTCCGGTCGGTGACGAGCGTAACGATGATAGTCTTGGTGTCCATGGTGTCTCCCTTCTGTGTTTATCAGATCGGCACGAAGGCCGCGTCTGTCCAGTCGGCCTTTTTCCCTGCCTCGCCCCTTTTTCCGTCAGATACCGGCAATGCAAGCTCACGTCTCCGTTTTTGCGGTAGGCGTATTTGCAATAATGAGGCTCCATGTTTCCTCCCATATTCTCAAATTTACGCCTGTTCCTGCCAACCAGCCGGATATTCCGCTGGTGAAAATACATTCCCGTCAATCAAGCTGATGTAATGCTTGCCTTCAAACGTCACCTTGTCACCCTTATTGTAGGCATCATGCGCACCCGTAGGTTGCACAAATTCCGGCCATTCATCTAGTGAAACGATCACAAACAGTGCCGGTGTAATATCCGGTGTCCAGTCTGCCTGTGAGGTATGTGCCTGCACCACGCGATATAATACGCCATTGTATTGCAGCCGATCATCGACCGCGTAAGAATGGCCTGTCACCCACTGTGGGAATAACTCTACTGCTTGCAGCGCATCCTCATCAGGTAAGCTAATCGACGCTTTTTCGATATACGGACGCAATGCTCTGGCTCTTTCTATGTAACTCATCACTCTGTCTCCCCAAGTAAAATTTTCGCTGCTGTTTCTGCATCTGTGAGTGGTAGTGCCGCACCCATTTCCTCATAGCTGCCCTCCGGCTCTGTGCCTTTCAGCGTGTAACCAGCGAGATGGAACACCATGTCAGAAAGCACCTGATGCTCAGTTCCTTCTTTATCCGTAATAATCACAGCCATCTTCGCGCAAAATCCCTCGGCCTCGGTTTCCTTACACGGTACATAGCAACCGTTGCCGTGCAGTCGGATGGGCACAATACTGTCCGCATACCCGGCAAACGCGCCGTCCTGTTTTACTGCATACATGGTATCCCTCCAAATTTCTCTTGATAAATTTTCTCTAATCGCTCTGTGCTTGCGGTACGCAGCCGGTTTTTCCAGTACCCGTTTTCCTGCCCCGGCCATTTGTCATCCGTAAAGTCTTCACCGCAGCCGTGCTTTTCGTACCAGCGGTAGAGGTGTTCAAGCATTTCTTGCCGCATCGCGCCCTCTGGTGTATTCTGCCTGAAATGCTCCCACCCGTTTTCGGATGTTGCAGCGCATATCCGCCTGCCGTCCGCTGCAAACAAGAACCCTTCAATCTCCGATACAACAGTTCCGTACCGGAGATTAAATGCTCCATCGATGCCATTCCCACGGAACCGCTTATACACGATATATTCCATGCGCTTCTCCCTCATACGCAAAAGCCGGGCGCGAAGCCGAAGGAAGCGCGCGCGGTGCGGTCTTCGACTGTCTCGTTGGTGTTCACATTCTCGAAACCGTCGGAGCTGCTCGCAAGCGGAGAACGGAGCCACCAACGAGCGGCGGCACTCGTTCCGTTGTGCTTGTACTTTACCTTGCTGTTTCCAGCGGAATAATAGGCGTACTGTGCTTGCTTACTCGCCTCGTTCGAGTTTGCTCTCGAAATGCTCCCGAAAACCTCAAACTCCGAGAGGAGGAAAAAGTAATCCTTTGTCGCCGTGACCGCACTCGCGGATGTGCTATTATTTCCCGTATTGTCCGTGTACTTGGTAACGGACTTTAGGACTGCACGGAGCGCCGCCGGAATGACTGCGATAATCGTTCCGGAATAGCTCGAGAGGCTTGTCCCGCAAATATTTGTACGCATTTGCGAGCTCGCCCATCCGCCGGAGTTCGTTGCACTACTGTTCATAGAGAAATAGCCGGTTGTCGAAACGGGCGAGGTATAGTAACTGTCGCAGAAACACACGTCCGTACCGCCGGAGAGCGC